CAACACGGCTGCACAGGGCACGGCCGCGTTCGGCAACGCGCTAGGTGGCGCGTTCGGCCAGCTAGATGGCGCGTTCGGCCAGCTAGGGGACGCGTTCGGCAACTGGCTAGGGGGCGCGTTCGGCAACTGGCTAGGCGGCAGCGGCGGGACGCCGTACCCGCAAATAGCGTCAACTATAGACCCTTCTTCGGGAGCTTACCGTGGCTGATAGACGCCCTACTTTGCTGGACGCACTGATTGCACAGCAGCAAGCCAAAGCTCCTTCGTTCTACGGCATTCAGGCGGAGCCTGACATGACTCCGCAAATCCTTGCGGAGTTTGCTCGCCAGAAGCGGTCTAACGACCGCTACGAAATGCTTGCTGGTCTGGGGACAAACGATCAGATCGTTCAAGGCAACGCCCTTGCGGGACAGAACCTTGGGTTTGCAATTGAGGACATCGTAGGCGGCCTTGCGGGCCGCTTTGGGCCGAAGCCAGCCGCCCCGCCCCCTGATCCGATGCGCGAGGCTATTGGACAAGCGCGGGGCGTGTATCAGCAAGCACTCGCGCAAACTAACAATCCGACCCAGGCCACAGCCATTGCCCTTTCGACAATGGCTCGCGCGGGCGTTCCTGGCGCGCAAGAGAAGCTGGTAGAACTACAGCGACAGTTCCTTGAGCAGCAAAACATTCAATCTCAAATAGCCGACAGGGACCGCATGGACGGCGGGCGCGTGTTCGAGGACGTATCTATAGGCGACGACCTTTTCCAGAAGTACGCCATTGATCCCAACGATCCGGAAAAGAAGATTCCGGTAGGCTCCCCGTTCCGAAAACAAGCCGGGGTGCAGGTGAACGTTGGTGGCACGAACGGATTGGACGCGTTCACAACACAGCAAGCTAAAAACCTTTCCGACAGGTTTGCTGAAATGCAAACAGCAGGAGCAGCGGCACGAGTTTCGTCCCGCAAATTGGCTAATGCCCTTAAGGCCGTAGAGGCCCTGCCAGCGCAGTATCAGGGCTTTGCTGGAGAGGGGTTTGACAAGGTTCGCAAGTTAATAGCGCAGGCCACCGGCCTGGACGTAGGTACGGCAGATTCAGCCACGCTAATCAACGTCGCCCTGGAACAGCAGGCCAAGATCGCGCGTGCGTTCGCGCCAGTCTCCAATTCCGACATGATTGCTATCCGCACGGCTCTGCCGGGTCTCGGACAAAGCAAGCAAGCGAATCGCACACTGATCGCGGCGTTACAAGCGCAAGCGGAATTTGAATCTGATCTTGCGAAGGCCGCTGACGAGTACGTAAAGAAATCACTAAGCCAAGGCCGCAGCCCGGTTGCGGCCGACGAAAACGGAGAAACGTTCGACCAGTATCTTAGCCGCATGACTGGCGAAAAAAGCTATCTGCCGGAATGGGCCAAGAAAGAAATGGAAGCGTTGCAGGGCGGCGCCAATGGGACTGCCGCCCCAGACACAAGCGTTCAGGATTTTCTGAAACGCAAGGGACTCTAGTCGCGCATGCCAGTATCCAAGGCACAAAGAGACGCGCTATTAGACGGGCTTAAGTCCGGTGAATTGGTCGGTACGGCGGCCCAAGAGGCTATGGCGCTAATAGATGAGTTTGATGCGCGCCCAGACCCTCGCACCACGACGCAGAATTTCGCCCGCGGTATGCGGGCGGGTATGGATTTCGGTCCTAGCGACGCCGACATTGAAATGGATCGACGCTCTGGCGTCGCTGTAGCACAAACCCCGCGCCGCGCCCTAGAGGGCGCCGGACAAATGGGCGCGGCGATCATTGACGCGGGTTTCGGCGCGCTAGGGCTGCCGCAAGATCAGCTTGCGCGTTACAACGCGGCCATAGGCCCCTCGCAACTTGAGCGCGGGGCCGAGATTGATCCTAATGACCCGGCCGGAGCTTCAGACCAAGCCAACTTGTTTAGCGGGCTAGTTACGGCGCCAGCATTGGGGGCCGGGGGCGCCTCTAAGACGTTTTGGGGAGCTGTGGCCAAGAACGCCGGTCTCGGCGGAGTCGGAGCAGCCGCCACTTATCAGGACTCGGCCAGTATCTACGATAAGGCGGTTCAAGCGGCTTTGGGGGCGGGCATAGGGACTGCGTTCACTGCTGTAGGGGCAGTACTGCCAGCCGTTAGAAACTCGCTGCGAAGGCTGATCGATACGCGCATCAAAGCCGCTATGGGCGGAAAGTCCGTAGAGAGTCTAGCCGAAGACGCGGCGAGCGCAGTCGCGCAAGCGCGCTCCGGAGTAACACTCACCGGCGGTCAAGCTACTGACGACCCTGTAATAAGGGCCGTGGAAAACACGGTAGGCGGCAGAGCCCTACAGGACACCAGGCAGGCCCAAGCTCTCGGGGCGTTTACGGACGTGGCGAATCAAGCTCGGGCCATGTCCACGAACAACGTTCAGGCGCCGGCCCTGTATCGCAAACTGATTTCCAGGGCCGAAGCCATAGCGGAAGCGGCTGGCCGCAAAGCGGAGCTGGACTACACGACGCAGACAGCTCGCGCCATTGCGCTGGATGCGCGAGCACCGGCCCAGATTGAACTGAAAAATCTTCAAGGGACCATAGACGACATAGCCAGAGAGAACGCAGACGGCGCGACGTGGATCAAAGAAACCCTTGGTAGCAACAGCGGCAAGTTGGCGGACGAGCTGTTCTCCGGTCCGGTAACTCTAAAACGACTGGTAGACATCACCAAGGGCTTGAACCGGATGTTTGTTGACGGCAGCCCGGAACTGGCTGCCCAAGATCGAAACGCGCTCTACAAACGCTTACGGTCTGCTCTGCATTCGGATGTAGAGCAGGCCAAAACATCTACTGGCGCCTTGGAATTATACTTGGCGGCAAACAACAGATTCGCCGCAGCGAGCACAAACCTTAAGAACTATCAGGGTTCGTTGCTAGGCAGCCTGCTTGGCACTAAGACCAGCGTAGGGGCCGAAAAGTTTCTAGGCGAACTGGCCAAGGCCGATCCGTCTGTTAAGGCGTATACCCGCAGAGTGCTGGACAGAACGGACCCGGCGTTGCTTGCGCAGCTGCGCCGCTACTCGCTTACGTCAGCCTTGGACGACGCACGTTCGTTAGTCAAAGGCTCAGATGTCAGTAAGTACGACATCGAGGCGCTATCCAGGCGCCTGTTCAACAATGAGCGGGGCTTGGCGCTGTTCTCGGCCGACGAGCAGAAGGCTCTAAAAGAGTCGGCCGCAATGATTTCCAAGATTCTATCGAACTATCAGCAAGCAGGGCCTGGGGCTAGTCGTATAGACCTACAGGAGGCCGGTAGGCTTGTCGGCGGCTTGAATCGAATTTTCTTGTCTGGGTTTGTACTCCGTCGCGCAGGTGGAACAGAACTGGAGCAGATTTTGATTTCGCCTCAGGGGCGGGGAGCACTCCAGCGTCTTGAGCAAACAAGCACGCAAGGTGGGGCTGCTGCGCGAGTAGCTGCCGGGTCATTTCTAGCCGATGTTCTTTTTGATCGGCAGTCTCCGCCTCCGCCTCCCGATTGATTCCCCGGAACATCCGGCGAATAAACCACGGCCCCACGACCAGAATCGCTAAAGCTATAAGCAGAGCTTCCATTTGTCCGTCCTCTCTACACTAGACCCTAAAGTAGCCGCCCTAATAGAGCTGCACGAAGGTAGGGTACCACACGCTTACGAAGATTCGCTAGGTTACATAACCATAGGAATTGGGCATCTTATTGACAAACGGAAAGGCGGCTCCCTTCCGGACGAGTTTATAGACGCCCTCCTATATCACGATATAGAGGCCCACGGGCGGCCTTTGTTCGAGGCTCTGCCCTGGGCGGAAAATCTCGATCCCGTCCGTAAAGCCGTCCTGATCGATATGGCGTTCAACTTGGGGGTAAACGGCCTTCTCAAGTGGCCCATTTTCCTTTCCCAGGTCAAAGCAGGTCAATACGAGGACGCATCCCGGAACATGCTAGGGACGAAATGGGCCGGTCAGGTTAAGACGCGGGCCAAGAGGCTGGCCCAGATGATGCTCACGGGCCAATGGCCCCCGGAGCTGGCCTAGTGGAACCGTACATCCTGCTGTTCCTGCTGTGCAGCGAACCGGCCCTGATGGTGTACCAGGAGTTTCCCCGGACCCTGTTCTACAGCTTTCTCGCGAACGACGCGAAAACTAACGCGACGTTCCGCCAATACATACAGAACGCCCGCGAAGCGGGAGTAGCCGTCATACGTCAGGAGTTAAAGCCGGAGTGTCGGAAAACATAGAAGTAATCACGTGGAAAGATGCCACAAGTGAATACGGTTGGAGAGAGCCAGACGAGATAGAAATAAAGCCCGCGATCAACAAATCAGCGGGCTTTTTAGTCAAAGAGAACGATGACGGGGTAATAATCGCTATGGACTACTGCCCCGCAGACGGCGATTACAACAGCACGGGGTACATCCCGAAATCGCTCATCATTAGTCGCGTCACTATGCGGGCTGCGGTTCCGTAGGAGCCGGGTCGCCGACAATGGCAGCCCCGATCTCGCTTTGTTCCGGTTGCGCGCCTTGCGAACGAACGGCCACCACTACTTTCACGTAGTTGCAGAACGCCAGCATTAGTGCTGCGTCAGTAGCAGCGTCCCACGCCTGGTTTCCAGAACCGTACAGATCGCTCAACGGATACGTTGCCGTGACTCCGGCCTCCATGTCTCTATATATGGCTGCCCGCCGACCGAGCGGCGGTATGAAATCGTACATCACTACAATGGCCGGACTTGCGAAAGGCTGTGGCTTGTCCAATCCGTTCATTTGCCTACCTTCTTCTGCTTTAACTTGATCCTTATTTCCGCCGCCACTAGCTGACGCAAGCGGCGGTTCGTGATTAAACAATTGGCCCACATCGTTGCGACGTGTGGGCCTTTTCTTTGGAGAACGCCAAGCACACGCTTGGCTAGCATGGCGACCATCCGCTTTGAATAGATCGGCTCCGCTTTCTTCACGCAGCTACCTTCTTCCTCGATCCGTCGCTCCACGCTCCGCACGACGTACAGTGCAATCGTTCGATAAAGAACGCCTTGGTGCGGCGTGTGCCTCGATGCTGAATGTCTGTGCTGCCGCAATGCGGACACGTGTTGGCTCGATCTCCTATGTACGGGTGCGTCTTGATGTACGGCCGCAACTTCAAGTACAGCGGCTCAAGGAGCCGTACGTCCTGCTTGCAGTAACGCGCCATCTTCTCCCAGGCTTTCTTGTCTCCCTCCACTACACGTCGCCACAGGTCGAATCCCTCGTGTTTCATCTTCGAGCCGACCCCAAGGTACGGCGCTACGTGCGCAAGCCGGTTGCTAGTCAAGCCGAGCCGCTTGACCGTTTTCAGCAAATCAATGCTGGCTACAGGCGGCGGAGCCGCAATGTTCCGTTCCACGAACTCGCCCATCAGTTTCGGCAAATCGAACTTGTCCCCGTTGAACGTTATGATCGCGTCCGCTTCGGCCATCAGGTCTCGTACGGCCTTGAGCTGCGTCATGTCGTATATGGTCACCGTAGGCTTGCCTAGCCATTTAACGCCGACCATGAGTACGCGGGACGGACGGATCAATTGCTCCGGCGATATGTTCTCGTCGTACATCCGCCACACGTAGGCTTGGGCAGGCGCTGTCTCAATATCTAGCAATAGAATGCGGGCTGGCACGCTTAGCCCCGTCCGCTTGCGGTTTGGATAATCTCGATAGCCGTTTCTATTCGATCCGTCAGTTCCGTCGAGAACCAGTCCTTTGTTCGCATAAGTTCCTCGAACTCTTCGTAGCAACCTTCAAGCGTAGTGACCAAGTGCTCGTATTCAGCGAGATTAAGAGAAAACGTAACGTATTTCATTTACCTATTTTTCTAGTGTACGTACTTGCTCGAAAAGTGTGATGATTCGCTCCGGAGTCAACGCTTCTTCGGTCACTGTGATCTCGGGAAACTCGACCAAGTGGAACCCTGTCTCGTCGTGCTGATCACGGTTAGCGGCCCACTCAAAGTAGGAACGTTCTAGTACCACTTCACGGCCTCGAACTGTTCCAACAGCTGTTCCGGCGTGCCGTTGTTTACTAGCACTCTCTTGATCTTGAGAATGTTCACGCCGTTCTCGGACGGATGCTGCGCGACCGGAACAATGTCGTCTCTATGTACTTGCACAACGAATCCGCCTAATCCAATTATCCGGCTCGCTTCGTTATCGAAGCGCACGTCAGGGACTACCATGCGTGGCGTGTCATAGACATTTACGTGGCGATTTAGCCACGCTTTCGCCATCATATTGGCCCATACATCTTCGCCGCCAACAGTGCGGCCGACTTCCGTACCGAGCCATTGCGCCCACGAGCGGGGGGAGAAATAATCGTAAAGCCGCGCGGCCTTAAAACCGCACTGCTCGGACTCGGCTTCTTTCCACGCTCTGTCCTGCCAGAACTCGTCTTTCCACCCGAATCTCTCGTTAAGCAGCTTTTTAATTGGTGACGCCAGGCTGTACTTCTCGAATCCGTATTTTTCGACAAGCAGATCGGCGAGCGTATCTTTACCCGCTCCCGCCTTACCTGTAATCCCGATCAGCCGGGGCAGCAGCGCCAAGGGGGTCACGCTGCCCCCCGCGGCCTAATGGGGGCCGCTGTACGCCACTGATCCTTGGTGTCCTTAGACCAGCCCCGTTCTAGCATACGCGTAACGGGCAAACAGCGGCGTTCGGTGTACCCCCCTACCCTATGTAGGTCAAAGGTCGAAAGCCGCCCAAATCGCTCACCGCACCCCCCGCAAACGCACGGTCCTCTGTTCTCCCTATTATTGTTCAATTTAGTACCTCTCTAGTGCTTCTAGGTTCCTGGGTCCACAGATCGGGGTGATTCTTGAGCGTGTTGAACACACGTAGGAACGTGAACTCGACCGTCTTGGCCGGTACCGGAGTTATGCGGGCAAATCCCTCGGGGCGCTTTAGCGCCTCTATCCAGCGATTAGGCGTGCACAGGTCTTTCGCCTCCACGACCAGAATGTCGGAATCGACCTGCTTGATCGCGGCGTAATCCACGTCCATGTAGCCAGGGACGTACGTCCTATAAATCAATCCCTGTAGCCGCGCCTCCGCGTTCGAGTACAGTTCGCCGATCCGCGCCTTGATAGGCGTTGGGATGTCCATGAGGTACGCTTCGCTTGCGTCGTGCAGCAAGCCGGCTAGGACTGTGCGTAGATCGTTCTTGGTGTCCTCGTACAAGGCGAACGCTACGCCCAAGCTGTGTTGAGCGACGCTGTAGAAATCCTTTGCGTGGCCCCCGAATCGGGGCATGTGCGACAACGCGTGCGCGATGTCCTCGATCCGCACATCTTCGTAGTTCATGTTCAGCGGATCGACGAGACGGCCCGTGAACGTGCCGATGTGTCCTTTACTGTAACCAGGCATCCGGCACCTTCTCTCCTACTGCGCACTCGAATCCTTTGGATTTGGCCCACTCGGAATAGCGGA